GGCTTTAACTTCTTCTGCGCTCATGTCAGGCTTGAGTTCCAAACCCGTCTTTTCCTGAACGTAATCCAGACCCTTGTCAACCACAGCCTGTGCGACTTTAGGTAGGTTGTTCTGGATCAGGCTGGAAATAATGCCTGCAACAAACGGTGCCATTAGTTGCTCACTAGGTCAAAGTTAAGGTTCTTGTGCCGTGGATAGGTAACAGTCCTGTCGCCCTCCGGACACTTGTACTTGATGGTTGCCAGCAGCGTACCTTTACCCGGAGCCATCTCAGTCTTGACTGAAAGGGTGTATGTAAACGTATCGACTTCCGGGCCAGCAGGACCCGAGAACTTCGGGTTTGACGATGTGGCTTCATGCACCACACCCTTCCCATCCCTGATTGCTGGCACAAACGACTCAACCGAACAGTCATCCCGTTTCTTGATCCGGGCAACAGTCACAACAACCGGCTCACCAATCTTGGTGGATTTAACCTCAAAATGCTCAGGCACCCACTCGATGATCGCTGTGTCCAACCACCCAAACTTATCAAAGAGCGTGTAGCCACCACCAAGGGCAGCAATACTTGCTGCTACCGCGCCTATGGCTTTGTGGACATCCACAACTTAAGCCTCCAACAGCGTCGCTATTCGACGCGCCCATCCACGCGAGAATGAAGGCCAGCCAGACATATTCGTCATCGCCGTCAGGCGTTTTGCAAGCATCCTGCGAAGAATGCCTTCAGGATTAAGCTGATTGATTGCTGCAAGGGTCTTGGGGCCAAGCACCCCGTCAGGCGTTGCGCCCACGGATTCTTGCAGCCATTTGATGGATGTACTAGGACCAGAATTTACCGCAGCATCAAAAACTGCGTAGCGAATTGTTGGCGGAAGCTTTTCTGCCTGAACGGCTTCCCAATACTTTTCCCGATAGATCGACTTTGCCGCTTCGACAGAAAAATCTTTCATCTCACCCACATAACCATCTGCTCGGGCTACAGCTTTGGTAACCCCCCACATGGTTTCGCCACCTGGGTCATTCGGGTGATTTGAATACGCTCCCTCGTGACCAAGCAAGTGATGGAAGGCTTCGTCGAAGTTCATATCGACCTCATAAAACTGGCCCCGGAGGGCCAGCTTATTACTTACCGGGCATACCGGCTTGGATGATCGTCGCTGTTGCTGTTCCCGTTCCTGAGTTAACAAGTAGCTTCACTGCCGTGACAGGCAAAGTGTAGCCACCGTCAAAATTCCCGGTCTTCCCGGCAATCGTGGCGTTGTTAAACCAAGTGGGCGTTACAGCAGCGTTTTGAACGTCATCGTAGGTATGCTGGATCGTGTAGTCCACTGTCCCGCTGACCACCACCCCAATCCCTACATTGAAAGGGCTTTGGTAGTGATCAAGCGGAACGATGGAGGACGAGCCAGCACCAGTCTTGCTGATTACGACTGGGCGCATTTAAAGCTCCTATCACGAAGTCGCAAAGGGAGTTGCAACAGTGCCAGAGCCAAGCGCAACACCGTTAACCATGTACTTCAGGGCGTCGATTGCAACAATCTCAACCCAAGTACCAGCGATGCCGCCAGTGGTGCCGCCGTTGAAGTTGATGAAGTCATCCGAAGCGCCAGCAGTGTAAGCAACAAGCGCGTTTGACGAATCAGTATCAACCCCAAAAATGGTTCCGATGAACTTGTCAGTCCCATCAGTGCCAATCTTCAGCGAACTCGTAGCGATGGTTGTCGGAACCCAAATCGTGTAAACAACACCTTCGTTGTTTACAGTGTTGGGGTCACGCCCAGGGCCAGAGGTCGTCGGATCAGCAGAAGCGTTGATCGTCGGAAGAGTAAGAACCACGTTAGCAGCCAGCGTTCCGCCAACACTAATAATCCGTCCGCCATGATCGGCAGGCGTAAGGGTCGTGCTGGAGGTGATTGCTACGATGGATCCCGGTCCTTGCTGATATACGCCGCCAAGCGAACGTACCGGACCTTGGAAGGTGGTCAATGCCATTTGAAGCCTCTCATGCGAGTCACCCATCAGTCTGCATGACGTCCGCCGTATCGGTCTGATGGGTTATTAAATACGGTTAAACGCTTTTTATCATGCGTTTAATTGGGTGTCAATTTTTATTTAAACAAAACAAAAAGCCCTCCGAAGAGGGCCTTTTGCCGAACCTAATTGCTTAGTTCGAACCGGGCGAACCGTATGCTCCCAGCGGATCCGAAACCCCGAAGCTGTAACGCTCGCGGGCTTTGTATCGGCTGTTTCCGGTATCAAAGTCCATGTCCATGCCCGTTTTCATCGGGGCGCGAACAAAGTGCTTGAGACCATTGGGAACATCGGTGGTCAGGAACCACGCATTCGGATCCGTGAGCCAGTGGTTAACAGTGTAACCCTCAGGGATCGAACCGTTGTTCTTGAGCGCGTTGATGTCGTTGTCCGCCGTTCCAACACGCTGTTCCGTTTCCAGAATACGGGTTGCAACGAACTGAAGCTGCGGAGGAACGATCAGCTTGCGCGGTTTTGCAGCGATCAGCAGACCACGCTCATCCGTCCAGCCAGCGATCTGAATAACTGCCGCCTCAAGGGAGGTTTCATTCAGATCCGCACCAACGGTCGGGCGATTGCTGTTGGTGCCACCGGAGACCAGCGGGTGGTCGGTCGCAAACAGAACCTTGCCGTCGCCGTAGGTCGGGCCACCCGTAAATCCTTGGTTAAGGATGTTGGCAGCTTTGACCTGCTTGGTGTACGCCATAGCCCGTGCAAGAGCTTTGGTGTAGCGGGACGAGAGACTGTCGTACAGGTTGTCTTCAATCGCCTCTTCGGTGATCGAGAAGCCCATAGCGATGGTCTCGTGGACATAACGAGCAGTCCACGCTTCCTGAGCGTTGTCATACGCCATCGCAGCGCCTTCGGCTTTCACCGGGGCAGCAGAGAAGCCAGACAACTTGGTTTCCTCTTCGAACGAACGCTCAGACGTTTCGGTTTCGAAAATCTGCTTGTGCTCTTCGGGATAGCGGTTGTATTCCAAACCGAAGAGCGCGTTAAGTCCTGGGAGGAGTTCTTTAAGTAGCTGTGCGCGTGAAATAGCCATGATCTACTCCTTAAACACCAGCGGTGGCGTTGTAGGTGTGGTAGGTGGCGTTGAACTTGACAATGAACTCAACGAAGTTACCCGAAGAGTTTTTCGTGTCAGGAACAACATCCACAACCCTGATCGGCAGAATCGTGGTGACGTTATTGATATAAACGCCCATACGACTGTTGCCGGTGGTGGTCAGCCCGGTGTTCAGGACCAGTTCTGCGTTACAGGCAATCGCGTTGCCGCGAGAGATGTAGGCAGGAAGAAGACCCGACGAAGCGCCATCAGCGGTTGCGCCAGTGACGTTCACGACCTTGAACAGGGCGTTGGGGTCATCGCACACATACGCCTCGATGTCGTCAGCGACCGTGTTCGCAGGATAATACTGCGAGTAGATCTTCTGCTTGGTCGTGGGGTTGGTGTACGAGCAGCCCAGAAACACACCCACCACGCCTGCGACGGGAAGGGTTTGGTTCTGAAGAGTCGTGATGATGATCGTGCCGTCGTTCTTGTACTGAACCACATCACCGTAAAAAATCGCGGTGCCGTAGTTAGACGCAATCGGAATGGCACGGGTAGCACCCGCAAACGGTAGACCGCCGATCAGATTGACCGGACGGAGGCCGTAGGGTGCATCAACAGTGGGGTAAGCCATGTCATGCTCCTAAATTAAGAATCCTTGAGTGCATCTTTTCCAAAGGAAACTTTCGTTTTCCTGTCTCGGAAAAGAGGCATACGGGGGTCGTTGTCTTTCATGAGCGAATTGTCAACCGAAGCCATCTGCTGATTTGATTGGTTCAAATAGTAGGCGTTCCGGTCTTCAATAAACTCAGTCGGGATCTTGCAAAGCATCAGCCCCCCAATCACGATGTTGTCCTTGAACTTTTCGTGCTCGGACATCAGGATTGAAATTTCAGGATGATCTACAGCCTTCACAGGCTCATAACCTTCCCGAAGTTTAGAGGCGACGTTTCTGGGATCCACTTGTCCAATCATTGCTACACGGATCCAACGAAAATCATATCCAGGCACGGGATTAGGGGTGGGCAGCGTATCCGCTGGTGCCCAACGCTTTTGACGCTCGGCCATCTTACGATTCGTTTGGTCTCGCGGTGTACGTTCAGTTTGCATTTCTCATATCCTCTGCGACTTGTCGAGCATATTGTTCAAGAGTAAGGCCCAATCGTTTAGCGAGTTGAACCTGCGTTTTCGTTAGCGTGATCTTTTTAGGCGCAACACTACGGGACACAGGTGCTACGACATTTTCCTCTCGTTCCCTTACCGGAGATTTCGCATCCTTAAAGGTGTTCTCAAGTTCCATGTCTAGCTTTTTAAGGTACTCATCGCTTGATGGATTTACTCCCTGATCTACAAGCTCTTGGTGGATTGCCAATGCAACTGCGGTTTTCCGTCGATCCACACCAAACCAGCGGTTATTCGCTCGCCAGTTTTCGATTTTTGGATCAACTTGTTGCGTTTGTACAGCATTTTGTTGTGGTTGTAAAGCAGGTTTAAATGCTTTCAACCTCTCGGCTTTAGTTTTTGCCTCAACCAAAGCTTCCTGTGCGGCAACAAAAGCATCTGTGTCGCCTGATTCATACGCTTCTTTCATCCGCTTTTTGGCAGATTCCAGATCGTTATTAACAGTAACCTTGGCTTGCTCCAGCATAACTTGCTGGTTTTGACCCACATTAGCCTGAAGCCGCTTGTTTTCCTCCATCAGGGATTGGGTTAGGCGAAGGGCTTCTTCGCGCTCCCGAAGAGCGGCTTCTTTTGCTCGCCTTTCTTCGTGGTATCCCTTGGTGAAATGAGCGATACGCTTCTTCACGCTGTCGGAGTAATTCTGAAGCTCATCATCCGGAACCTCTTCAGGAGGTTCTTTCATCGGAGCGCGGTTTCTATCCTCTTCTGGAGTGTCATCGATAACCTCGATGTCGATCTCCGAAGACTGCTCCGGCTTCTTTTGTTCCTTTTCGTCGGGGAAAACGAACTCTTGCTTTTCCATTGTGCTTTCCATTATGCCCTCGCAATTCCACGCGGATCTTCGACAACAGCTTCGACTGCGTCATCGTTGATGATTCGGAACTCTTTGCCGTGAATCTTGATCCTGGATCCTGATCCGGGCCGAGTCATTACGAAATCACCCACTTTGCAAGACGGACCACTTGGAAATCTGGTGGTGTCTTTGTAGCAGTCTGGTCCCATTTCCATGACAAAGAGAACGGGAGACAGAATCTCCTCGTGCATCATTGTCTTGGTGGACTTTGCGATGCCGTTTTCAAAGGTTTGCTGGGCCTCCGGAACCATGCACAGGAGGTGGTAAGTCACTGGCTGAGGAAGTTGTTTCGCTTTCCTTTCGTCAGTATCAGGAACTACTTGGTTTTCGGATGACGCAATGAGAATTTCACTCATCGATTTGCTCCAACTTTCGCTCAAGGTCTTTTAGGAGTTCATCTGCCAGTGATAGACCTCGGATCTCACCGACGATGCGCTTGTAATCCGCAAAATCAATAGCAGCACCCGTTGCAAGTGCGTCAACAAGACTGTTTTTGCGGATCTCAAGTTCTTTTTGGACTACGGAAAACGCAGTAGCCATTTGATTACCTCATGTTTTTGAGCATATCTGCCCAGACTTTTTTATCAATTTCACGATCTTTGGCGTTGATCTTGGCTGCTTCTTTCTGTGCGCCAAGTCCAATTTCTGCTTGTTGGAGATCCAATTTCCTGTTCGCAACCTCAAAGTCACGCTGACTATCGGCGTCTTTCTGTTGGATCTCTTTTTCCCACAGGGCAATCTCTTTTTCCTTGATTGCCATTTCGGGGTTTTGAGCTTGCTGTTGGGCTTGCTGCTGTTGGGCTTTGGCCTGATTGGTTTGGAGTAGCTGTTGTGCTGCCTGAGCAACCAATCTGGAGATTTGAACTTCTGCCTCAGGCGGGATTTCCGCATCAGGCGCGGTCATCTCAACGCCCAACTGCTCCTCGATCTTGGCACGGTAGCTAAACGCCATGTGCTCTGCGATGTGAGCCATGATTGCGCCTTGCATCTGTGCTGCCATCGGGCTTTGACCCAATGCACCCATAATCGTTGGATCTTGCATCAAAGCAACGTGGGTGGCGATGTGGGCGTCGTGGTCCTGATATATGAAAGCTTTTGTGGGCTTTCCGGTCAGGAAGCTCATGTTCTCGCTGATTGGATCCCTTGGCTTTTGATCTGCTGCCTGAGGCACAAGCTTCTGCGCTTCTTTGATCCCCAAAACCTCAAGCATCTGCCTGTGGAGCATCGGGAGGTCATAGATCTGCGGAGCGCCTTGAGCCAACTGAAGAGCAGCTTGATACTGCATGATCCTTTGTGCCATCGTGGCGGCGTTAGGATCGCTGACAGGAATGATCTCTACGATGTCGTAGTCTTCCTGCTTGGCTGCTTGATCTCCACCTTCAGGGATGTACGAGTAATCCGGCGGCATATAGTCGCGGATGATCTCTTTCAGGAGTTTAAACTCCATCTTGAGAGATGCGTGTACACGCGCCTGAACGGCGCTCATGGTCTTCAGTTGTCGCTCAAGGATTGCCAGGGTTGTTCCAACCGGGGCCTGAGCAGACATATCGCTAACCTTCAGATCAGCGATACCTGCAAGCCTTCTGCCATCTTCAGTAATCCGGTCCAGAAGACCTGCCAACACCTGACTCGGCTCCTTATAGGGCAGAGCCATGATGTTGTCTTTGACTGTCCCTGACGGAACATCCACATCCCTGAACTCACCCGGAGCAATCGGGGTGTCATCCCCTTTGATCCTCAATCCACGGGTTTTCAAACCTCCGGGAAGGTTTGCAAGTGTTCCTGCGTCAACCAACTGCCTGATCAGAGAGGTTCCTGCCCTTGCATATCCTCCAATCAGATGAATAAACCCAAGGCCATAGGCTCCAAACCCTGGGATATAGGTGTACTGGGAGAAGTGCTGGCGCTTGCGATGCCGGTCATCCTTCTTCTTCCAGTTCCTATAGATCGCCAAAACATGAGTGGTTCCCCTGTCGATGGTGATCACATAAGGCTTTGCAATCTCATCACCGGGCAGTTCAATGTCAATGTGGCACTCAAGAATCTGATAGCGATCATCTTCCGATAGGTTATACCCCTGTTCCTCGGCTTTCTTCTTCTCAATGTCGGTAAAGAACCTCGTGGGTTCCCCAAGGTCTATGTCCTTGTAAACACCTTCTGCCTGAAGTTTGGCAATCTCATTCTTGGTTTTCCGCATGACATGAGTTGCCCGTTCAGCGACATACACATTCGCTGCGCCATAGGGCATGATCAGGTCTTCTGCGGGGATAAAGCAGGCCACAGGCCTTCCTGCTGCGGGATCGTAGTAGATCTTTTTAAACGCAGAGCCTGCTAGTCCAAGAGAGTACAGAAGTCTCTCATGCTCTGACCTGTACTCAATCATCTCTTCGGTCAGGCGGAAGTTCATATCTGCCCTGACACGAACCGCAGCATCAAGCTTTTCTGGACTTTCCTCACCAATGATCTGCGTCTTGACAGGACCTTGAGCAGGGAAGGTCTCAACAATCATCTCTGATTGAAACCTTACTGTGGCTTCCGTTAGAAGAGGGCTGAAAACACCACAAGCACCCTCCCAAGGGTCAGTCCTCTCTTCATACTTCATCCCAAGGACTTCCAAACCCTTCACAAACATATCTGCCCAGTCTTGTCTGGACTGAATGTCTGCGTCGATCAGTTCCAAAACCTCTGATCCAATCTGCGACAGTTCCTGTTCATCCATGAACTCTGCAAGATTGGCCTTGAACTCTTCAGGGCTTGCTGTCTCTTCAGACAAGATGATTGTCACATCGCCCGTGTCTACAGTAACTGACTTAGGGTCTTCAATCTCAATCTGAATGCCCTGACCCTCCACCATCTCCATAGGCATCAAAGCTTTGTCAATACTCATGTTCACCTCAGTAATAAACGGCTGTTCGCCGGTAGACCGGCTCATCAGGCTCATCTGACTCAACCGAGATGAACCCACCTTGCCTGAACCTCATCAAAGCCTGCGAGGAGGAGTCAGTCAAGTCATCATGATCTGCGTTAGGGAAGGATGCCATTTCCTCCATCACTTCCTCTGCCCACCTTGTCTCAGGCCTCCACACAACACCAGAGGCAAACAAATCAGCGATGGAGTTTACACGGGCTATCTTGTCTTGTCCCTTATGGGGCGTGTATTCCGACAAAGGAATGCCCATCTTCCTCAACTCATAAATCAAAGGAGCCCCTGCGGCTCTCTTCTCAACCAACAAGGTGTCAGGATTCCAATCCTTCCACATCTCAAACGCCTTCTTCTTCAACTCAGGAAATTCCATCCTGCCCTTGAAAGCATCCAACAAAATAATGTTGGGCTTCAAATCCCCATTCTTGTCCGGATGCCTAAACACCCCCCAAGTTGTACAGGCGGAGTAGTCTGCCCTGTTGTGCTTCTCAAACGCAGTATCCCAACTCTGAATCACATACTCGCAATCAGGAGGATCCTGATCCTCCCAAATCCTCCAATACTCCCTCTTAACAATCGCACCCTCTTCAGAGGTCGGATTCTGCTGATACTGCGCTTCCCATTTCGATACAGGAATCTCAGCTTTAATCGCCTCCAACTCCTCTATCTTCCAAAACCCAGGCCACAACGGATTACCTGAAGGAAGAATCGCAGGAAACTCAATCACCTCCCAATTATCTGCCCCATCCCTCGATGAGTTCTTCAGGATCTGCCCAGTCAAATCCCTCGTAGCCCACCTAGTCATAACAATAATCACAGCCCCACCGGGCTGTAAACGCTGCCTCGGACCCGATGTAAACCATTCATACACCTGATCATAAACAGCCGGATTCCCCAACTTCGCTTCCTGCTCAGAATGCGGATCATCAATGATCAACAAATCTGCACCCTTACCAGTCACTGCCCCATTCACACCCACAGCAAAATAATCACCACCCTTGTTCGTGTTCCACCTGTTAGCTGCCTTTGAGTCCGTCGAAAGCTTCGTCTCAAAAATCTTCTGATACGGCTCAGAAGACACAAGGTTCCTCACCTTCCTTCCAAACCCCATCGCCAACTCTGCCGTGTGTGCAGCCTGAATAATCTTCTTCTCAGGAAACTTCCCCAAAAACCAACTCGGCAACAAATAACTCGCAAACTCACTCTTCGTGTGTCTCGGAGGCATATTAATAATCAACCTCTTCAACTCACCCTTGGCAACCCTCTCAAAAGCATCTGCCATGATCTTATGATGCTTACCACTAATAAACACAGGCCACACCTGTCCTACATACGCCAAGAAATCATCTCTACACCTTTGTACCCTATCATGTTCCAACAACATCAAAATCTTCTTCCGATCAGCAGGACTCAACTGATCAGCTACCCTCAATAACCCCTCAATCTCTTCTAATCTCAACATTTCAACTTAATCCCTAAATACTTCTTCGGTGATTTATCCAAATATCCACCCTTAACCAAATCCTCCACAATCCTATGCATATTCGATTTACTCCTCATACCTAATCCATTCATCATAATCCGATACGAAGGAGCTACACCATGCATAGCAATATATGCTCTTACAAACCTCAGTACACGCAACCTCGGTTTTGTCATATATATACCCCCAGGGGGAGGGCTTTTCAAATCGATAG